TCGTGACGGTCCCAAGTAAGGCGTACTTCAGTTGCTTGAGAGTCTTTACGACAGTGACTCCTTCCTTAGATCCGCCAACAAGGTCGTTTGTCTCCACCACTACATCAATAGATTCACTTCCGCCCTTCAGTCTTGCATATCCATCCGATCCGCCAAGATAGAAGTTCGTTGATTGGGAGTCTGCGTCGATAGAGACCCCATGCAAATCAGTCCACTCAGACACTCTAATGTCAGGGAATCGGCGAAGATCCAAAGCCAGATGTTTGTCTGGAGAAGTGGCGGATCCGCTCGGATACAGTAAGTGATAATAAGGACCACTCACCTTGCCTCGGCACTCAGCTATGGAAGATATATTGATGTCGGTGTTGAACACATAGTCCAACTTTGGCGAAGAGATGATCTGGCTCTCTTGACCAGTAAAGATCGCCAATCCAGGTTCGCTGTACTCTGGATTTGTTACACCAATGATTCCCAAAGGCGAGCGAGACATATCGATCGTGTGAGGAGCCCCAATTCCGTGTCGGGCGTACGTCTTCTTGTATCCCCAGGTATCCGGATCATTCCCTTGTTTACGGATCCAGGTCTGTTTCAGAGGGATAAAGAGGTTGACGCCCCAAGAGATGAGGCCCTGTGGATCCACATAATCGATCCCAGTAGTGCGCATATCGTCCCAATTTGTATCAGTGACAGCGAGCGGCATGAGATCTTCATTCTCATCCGCATCGGAACTCCCAACAGGTTCGGAATACCAAAGGCGATGGCAGTTCACGTAAGGGATCATGAACAAACGACCATAATGAAATACCGCATATTTCGATATCGGAGGCGCCGCATATAGATCTACATAACACACGTCGTTAGCGGCCAAAGAGGCGTCGGACAGATCGTCTGTATACGTAGTTGTCGTGTTGTCTGCGATAGTAGTGACATAATAGATGTTAGCAATCGTGCCGCCAGTTCCAGGACCTCTGTAAAGTCTCCGATGGATGGTCGGAGCAGTCCCATATAGGGCCGCATAAGTCATCGTCGGAATGGCGGACCAACTTATCGCTTGGCTGGACACACTCACGTCTGCACTGGCCGGACTCAGCCCTGTCTCATACATGTGACCGTTTGGCCAGGTAACCAGGTAGGACACATAGAGCATGTAGTGGCCGGACGGATTGCCCGCAGCACCCGCGGTCCCAGACGCAGCTGTGGTGGGAGCATCGATCCGACCATTATAGAGGTTCTTGTCCTCATCTACTAAAGCGAAATCGGTGCCATTCACGCCAAGAAGAAAATCCTTGTACTTTGACCAAAACCAGGGATCAGATGCGAAAGACGTGTACAGCGATGTAAAATCGCCATACAACGTGCCGCCACTGCCTGCAAACAGCGTCGAGCCAAACTTCTTGATAGAGTGGATAGAAGACAGAGCGGTGCTGTTCACGGCATAAAAAGACGGACGAAGCGTCTGTTTGCCCTCCACTTCAAACAAGATATTCTGAGCTTGCTTCAGATACCCTGGCATAGAGAGGCAGCTTCTCGCTTCCCAATTCAGGCCCTTATGAAACAGCAATTGCTCTGTTCCCATTAACGTCTCCTAAACCCAGATCTTCGAGGCACGATCCTTGCCGGTTTTTCATCAAACGGTCGGGCGGTCTTCTTGGACTTAGCCACAGAAACGGCGGCCCAGAATTGTTTATCATAAACCTGAGCCCGAGCAAATTCTTTCGTCTTCTCGTTAAACGTGTTCAAGAGATCCGCCACCACGCCCATGGCGAGACTCATGTGATACAGTCGAGGAATCTCCGGATATTGATCGTCGTTCCCAGTTTCAGGGAAGGGCATAGGGTACGGAATATAGTCGATCTGGATGTTTCCAGCCGGAACAGTGATATTTGCTGTCGCGCCAACTTCAGAGGAAAAGAAGAACACATCATCGTCGTCCCAAGCAGTTAGAACTCCATACTCCCCGGCCAGTATGTTGTAGGAATCCCCAACAGACCACAAATTGTCCGAGCCCCCAGATAAGGCTGTCGTAGTGATCGCATGTGCTGCAACGGCGGTGATGTTGCACGTGCTACCATCTGTAACGTTCAGAATCGCCATCCCCTCGACCAAGCCCATCGTAGTGAAATCGACGGCAGTATCGGCCAAAGACGTAGCCGTTCCGGCACCTGTCGCCAATCCAGTAATGTTGTTCGTCGCACCAGGAATATCGCCGCCAGTCACAACACCTGTGTCTGGAGACAGAGAGTAATCAGTTCCATCAGCGTCCGGCGCAGGATAAACGCCCAGCATTCCAATGTTACCATAACTCTCGCCAATGTATGCGAACTCCGGGGAACTGGATGGAGCAGTTCTCCATCCGTCATAATGATCATCGAGCCACTGAGGATCTCGCCGCTTTAGACAAGTATATTCATCCTCATCCGTGTAATACTTGGGTTCTCCAACGATGCCCCCATCCATGCAGTTGAGAGGCAACTTGTATCGAGAATAGTCTTCCTTCACCCTGAGGAGAGCCATCTTTTGGATGCACTGAGAATGGAACACAAACTGGTTGAGTCGATTGTTGAGTTTCTGGACTATGAACTTTCTTGGAAACTTATCATAGACGTTCGTGCCGCCGCCGAGGTGTTGCGAATCGCATCTGCAATATTCGCCGTGGTGTGATTGATGAACGTACATCGACGAGCGACGTTACTCCCGGAAGCAGGAACCGCCCCGCTAACGAAATTGATGAACGCAGAAGCTGTGTTGGAGTTATACAGGTGGAAAATGCACTCCTCGAACACATTATCGACGTTATTCGTCCCGTTAAAGGATACCACAGCCCCTGTCGCGGAGGTATTGAGGATTGTCCTCTGGCCGAAACCGCAGCGATAGAAATAATTATCGGAAGACGACGTAATAGTCATCAACCGTTGACTGGCCGCCGCCCCAATCGTTGCATCAATCGGACCCTCAAAATTGCATCCGATAAATGCATTACGGCCATTTCCACTGAGTGCCACGCCAACAAGACTAGTAGCCGTAGCCGACGCGCCCCACTGAAAATGAAGTCCACAGAACACACTGCCAGTGGCCGAGATCACGAACTCCCCAGCGGTAGCCGTCGTGACAGAGTTGGTGATTCTGACGCGACCACCCGTATAACCAGGAGCGACATGAGATACAACGTGTGTATAGTTCTTGTCAAAGGTGAGGACCGCAGATTCAGCATACGCCGATGCCCCGCCCATGACATGAACCACATCATTGAGATTAGCCGTACAAAGGGCGTATCCAGCCGAAAGAGTCTTCTTCGCCAATTCATACGACGTACCTGGATTGCTGTCACTGCCGTGCACGTAGTCAACCCAGAAATGCCGACCAGGGGAGTTGTAAGGAAATCCGCTCGCCCCAAAGATCGGAACACCTGCCACGGTCAGGTCAGAAAGTGCGGTCATAAAAACCTCCTATCTCTTCCCTGCCTAGGAAGGTACATTGAAGTAGAAATCACGCTCGTCAGCGATCTCCACAGAGAATCTCTGGTCCGCTTTGCACATCATATCCCCAGTCTGGAACTCACGTTCGCGAGCGAACCGAGTTCTCCGAGCCCAGAAGAATATGACACCCCGACCGTCGCACTGCAGGACCCACATGTCTGCGTCAGTCATCTCGTTCCAGCTCATAGGCTGGATGCTGCGCCCGGATCGTGCGTAGGCGCTGATGGCGCGATTCGCGGTGTCCGGACGGTCCGTCGATTTCAGGACTTCGATCGCCTGTCTCTCCATCTGGGGAGGATGCCACAGATACTTCACCTTCTTGCGGATCTTGAGCTGCCGATGATCGTACTGGTTCTCAGCCGCGATCAGATTAGCCCAAAACGTCAGATACGTGAGATCTGTGGCCGTAGCCAAGTTGGCGTAGGTCGTACCATCGAGCCGGCGCTGAGACGCCGACGCAAAAGCCGTACCAAACCTGGTCGTGTGATATGTCGTTGCGGTGGCGCTGTTAAACAGCCGAGCCACGCGCATGTCGACGTTGAGAGCCATGCTCTGACCGAGGTCTTCGAAGATGTCACGAAGTTCGTCAGCATTGCCCCCGGCGCGGAGATGATACAGATTGTCGTCGATCGACTCCTCGGTCAAGCGAACCGCGAGCGCATATACATCATGCACCCAGGATTGCTTCGGACCTTCGATTTCGACGTCGTAACCCACGGGCGCACCTTCGCCCTTACGCGTGGGATAATCGAGGCCCGACCGGATCGAGTCCTCTTCCTTTTTCTTCTGGCTGGTTCTCACCGTGCAGAGTTTGTCATACATCGACTCTGCCCTCTGGTTCATGTAACTGTCCAGAGCAACGGTAAAGAGGCCAGGGACGTACTCATTGAGAAACCTTCCTCGTGTCCACATAGTTTATCTGTCCTCCTTCCGTTACAGCATCACGAACGAGCCATACATATGGCAGTCCGGATTGAATTGGCAAATCATGCGGCATCCAGCCGATGCATGGCTGTCGTCTTCAGGATATGCCTGCCCAACGATCCTGATGGGGATCGTAGTCGTCACGGCGCCGGAATCGGCGTCGATTTCCTGAGTGCTCAGACCCGTGTAGGTGTCCGGGGCACACAGAGTGGCCGACACGATCGAAAAATTCAGGTTCAGATCGGCGTCGGTGAACTCTCCGTCCCCCTGAGCAACCAGCTGTTGCGAGGGATGGTCCGCGATGAGAACATACCCTGCCACAGTACTGTCGCCAACCTCAGCGGCCGCGATATACTGCACAGGATCCAAGTCCTCATCGAAACACGCCAGCACAACGCCGAGGATCTTATACTCGTCCCCAGGAGTCGCGCTAAGAACCGCTGTATCATACACAGCGAGACTCAGTCCGAGTTTCCCAGACACGAGACCGGTGTTGTCATTGGCTACCACGTCGCCGACGCAGATGTTGATCGTCGGAGCCGTCGGAACCGCGTACATGCGAGCCCTCAGGACTGGTCCCCACGGGATAAATCCAAAGGGTCGGTCTTTGTTTGCCATAAATGGCCTCCTATACTTCTTCTCTCAGGACGTCGTCCCCATCGGAGATCGATACACCCTGTTCGTCATCGACTTCGGCTTCACCCTTGAACTGGATGTCACCGCCCTTCACTTCCTCACGCTTTGCTTCTTTGTCAGTCAGTTTTCTGGTGGCTTTTGAGAAGTTCTCACCGTGTTCGAGAGGATCTTTAGGATCTCTCGAATGTTTCATCTTCTGCTCGAGTTCAAAAACCTCATAGCGTTTGAAGACCAACATCTGATCTTCCCTGCACACCGCGCCGTTGTTTGGGTTGACGAGCTTCGCAAAATCTCCAGTGGGCGACGTCGAGTTGACAGGATACCACCTCATGACTTTGTTCTTGTTCATCATCTCATCCAACCGCTGAGGAGTGCGCGTGATCCAACGGAATTTGAACCGTCTCTGCTCTTCCAACCTCCGGGCAGGTTCCGGCAACTTGAAGGGATCTTCCATGAGAGAGAACTCGTTCATGTCTGACGCCACGAGTTCGTCTTTCCATTCGTCGCTCGCCGAAGCGACTCTGTTGAAGATGGCCCTCTCTTCTGGCGTGAGAGACGTCGACTGAGGAGTCACGTCCTCTGTTTCTTCTTTTCGTGCAACGTTCGTCTTAGCCATAAGTCCTCCTTATGCCTTTCTAGATCCGCGAAGGATCTGGTCTGTGTAAATCTTCATTTTTCTGGGATTCTTGTCGAACCCCATTATCTTCGCTGTCTCCAACTGGGACTGTGACAAAGTCGTCCTTTTCCCCTTGTCCTCGCCATTTCCTTTGCCCTTGTTCCCAGGAGTCAGTTTTCCGTTCTCAATATCCTTCACTCTCCCCTCGTCTGCGGACTTTCCAAGAGCCTCTTGTTTTCCTTGCTCATAAAACTGCTTGACGATAGTGGGAAGAGCTTCGACGATAGTCGCCCCATACGCCAAATAATCACCGAACGGATTATCGTCTAATCCGAGAAATTCCTTGGCGCGAGTAATTGCAACCCGAGCATCCGACGTCTCATCGTCAAAGTGTGATCCCAACCTAGTCCGAAGGACCTCGATCAATTTCTCCTGTTTGTTCTTCACCTCTGTCTCGTCGACAGCCCTCTGCACCCCGCCCTTCATCATCTGCTGCATCTTGTAGACGACGGAGTTGAACAGCACCTCCGGATCGTCCTTATTCGCCTTCATGATCGCCTTTATTTCGGCGTCAGACAGTGCTGGCTCGTCCTTCTTATCATCGCCCTTCTTGGCGGCCTTCTTCTCCTGTCTCTCCTGATAAAAAGCCCGTTTAGCCGCTTTCTTCAGTTCTTCGACCTCCTTCATGAGCTCGGAGACCGTCGGCTCCTTTTTATCGTCTTTCTTTTCGTCCTTCTTCTCGTCTTTCTTTTCGTCCTTCTTCTCGTCTTTCTCTTCACCCTGTTGCTCTGTCTCCAGATCCTCCGTGGAGTATGTTTCCTGTTTCAGGATGCGATCATAATCGTCCTCGCCCTGAGCTTCGGCTTTACTTCCGCCCCCTTCATCCGCAACCTTCTCATCAATTTCGTCTGGCATTTCTCATATCCTCCTTATGGTCTCACCCTTTCTCCCGGGTGGATGGGTCATCCGCCAAAAGTTCTCTCATCATCAGTTTCTCAAACTGGATGAGGGCTTTCGTCTGCAGATCGCGCGCCAAGGCAACCTGCTGTTTGTCTTCCTTACTTACCATCTTTGCCGGAAGCTGGACGATTCTCTTCAGCATGTGCATCGCGCCAAGATAAAATTCGGGAGACTTCGTCCCCTTCTCTAACTCTCGCAGCACATAAACCCCTTCCTGTATCTCCAGGGCTCGATAATCCACCAACTCCTCGTCAAACACTATCTTAAGCATTCAGCGCGCCTCGAGCGTCTTTCGCAATACTTTGTCTCGTTCCGTTCTCGATCTCTGCCGCCGTCTGTTCCCGCAACCGCACATACTGCGCGATCGCCCCAGATATGCCTTGAGGATCCGCAAAGAACGCCTGCAACAACTGTGCCACCTGCGGATTTATGTATCTATGAACGTCGGTCTTACCATACGCCAGCAACAGTTCCTGGAGGGTCTGCATCGGATTCATGAGAGGACTGTTCGTGCTCAAGGCATACAGGTCTTCCGCCTCTTTCCTCTCGATCATCTGGTTCGCAGCCGCCGTGGACCCAGACAACGAGAAACGATAATCTCTCCTCATCATCTGGCGAGTGATCGGAATTGCCTGACCATTATAGACGAACTTCGCATCGTAAGGCATGTACTGATAATATAGATCATACAGAGTCTTCAACACCAGGATAAACTCGTCCTGTGTGGTCTTCGACTGATAGTCAAACTTGGCATTTCCCTCCTGCACGACCATCATGATCTCTGTAGCCGTCTTCTCCTTGCTGTCAGGGCGTCCCATCTGAGGATTGGAGATTCCGCCGGCCCTCTCCCACATCGCCACTACAACCTCAAACAAGGATATATAGGCCGCTGGATTCATCTTAGGTTGCGTGTGTTGGACTTTCGATATGTCGTCGACCTTCACATACTCCCCAGGAGACTTCGTTATCTGTCCATTCAGCCCGCTGCCGTCCTCGTAGAACCCACCGCCAAGAACCTCCGCGTAGAAGCTGTTTATGATAGCGTTAAAGATGTCAGAACCGCCTATCTGAAGCCCCTTGATCTTCTTATACACAGAGGTTCCAAAAGATCGATTCTCATCTGGAAACAATCGTATCCGTTTGATCAAACTGTTGTTCTGGAACAAGAGATCCTTCTTCAAGGCGATTCGATACACTTTCTTAGCCTTCAAAGCGATCGAGACAACTATCTCCTCCTCTCGAAAGTCGGACTGTTGTTTCCACTCTTCGTCCTCATCTCGATAAATCGGGTAGGAGATGTGAAATTCCGCGCTCTCCACGACCTTCTTGCCAGTCACCGAGGCCCCAGCGACTTCGTCTGCCGGACTCTTTGCTTCATCGCTCTTATCAGAGATCGTCTGATCATACAACCATGGACCGATATTAGCCGCAATATATCCCGCCTTGCCCTTGCTTCGCATGAGTTCAGCGTAAGTCGGATACACCTTTCGGATCTTATCGCACTTTTCCCAGGACTGAATCGTCCCGATGTTGTCTGCGCACAAAATGTCAGAGAACGGTATGCTCTCGATCTTTCCGCCCTCAAAACTGACTGCCTCCACCTCCTGCACCTGAGGCTTTTTAGTCGCCGGATCCATGACCATCTGTCCGCCTTGGTCATACACGAAGTCTTTCTGTTTCTTCGTCTCACGAGAATATTCCGGAACCCCGTACC